TCTGCTAATTGAACTAAACCAGGTTTGTTCATTATAATACCAGATAATTCTAATATTTTATACACTAAGTCTTCTTGGTCAGATGGGTGAAGTTGAAAATCTTGTTTATCAGCAGCAGATCCGTTGTAAAGCGCTTGTTCGTTAACTATAGTGTAAGTCCATTTAGGAACTTCAGGTTTTACAATGTTATTGCAGTTTAAACTTGAAGTAGAGTAAGCTGGAGTTGCTGAAGTTGGATATATAACTATTTTAGTCTCTGAAGCTCTTGTATATACAGGCCTAGCTTCTGTTGGTTTGTAAAGACTAGCTTGGTTCATTCTTTGTATTTCTTGGTTAGATACTTTTTCAACTATAATACTGTCGGTGCCGTTGTTGTAAAACACCGTACCTAATCTATATATGTTTGTTGGTAAAGTTGCTGTAGATCCTGAAACAGCAGACATGTCTATATTTTGTTTTTCAAACACAGCCACTTTTTCTTCTAGTATGTTCATCATATCAGCATACTCCATGCCATTGCCACCAGCTCTGTTGAACTGGTTTAGGTCATAAAAATATTGCTCAAATATTAACATCTGAGCTTGTTCTGCTAGCAAGTTAAATTCTTGAGGTGTTATATAACCTCTTTGTTCTTTGTTTGCTATAGCTAATACTTTTTGGTATACTGTATCTATACTTATCATTATTTATTTGTTTTATAAGGAAATATTTTGTTAAGTGCTGCCCTTCTATCTCCGCAACCACAGTCCTTATCTTTGTTTATCATTTTAACAGCCTTGTGTATTCCTGTTGCTTTTGTTATTTTATGTATTGTATCTCCTAGTCCTTTTGATTCCATAGTTTAAATTTTAGTAGTTACGATCGCCCCGTAGGGCGACCGCTCTACAGTTTGATTATTTTAATCGTTTTTCTATACTATTGTATACTTCCATACCTTCATCAGTTTTAAACCAAGCAGCTAAAGCTGAATAAGGGTGTTCATCAAATGGAACATTCATTAGTTTTCTATCGTTTGAAGCCCAATGAAAAGTTCTATTATCTTTAGATAATCTTATAATACCTTCTTCAGTGGCTCTAATACCGACGTTTCTCATTAAAACATTATCATCATTAACAAGATCCATAAACAGCATTGGGTTTTGCTTTGCAAATATAAGTAGATCTCTTTTAAGCTCCTTAGAACTCATCTCTACTACCTTAGATCCAACCTCTGTACGCATAATAGCTTCTACAGTGTCTATGTCTAAATCTTTTGCTGTTACTAAAGCGTCTATTTCAGCGTGAAAAGTTTCAAGTTGATCACTTGCTATTTTTTTAGGCCTAACTTCTTCAAATAACTTATTTCTTTTTGGATGGTAATTACTTAAGAATTCTTGTAAAATTCTTTTTTCCCTTGGAACAAGTAACATTCCGTTTCTAAAAGTTACGTGAGACATCATGTGTTGACCCTTCATTTCATCTACAAAAACTGTTTTTTGGTTTTCACAGTATTTTATTTCTCTTTCATAACCTTTTTCTTCATCAAAATAAAATAAATCTGAAGAAGCAATAGTGTAAGTTAAAGGCGTTAGTCCTCTTCTGAGAATATATCTCCTGTCTTTAACCTCCCATACTGGTTTTGTAGGTTTAACTTTTGCTTTTGGTTGTGGAGTTTCCATAACCGGTGGTGTTTCAACAACCACCTCTTTTGTTTTTTCTTTTTTTGCCATAATATAATATAATATAAATTAATAAAAATAAAAGGACCGAGGCCGAAGCCCCGGTTCTTTTAATGTTTAATGCTTATTTCATTAACATGAAATTGTTAGCACCTTGAACAATTAGACATCTTTCAGTCAACATGTGAATTTGCATCGCATCTAAAGAAGATGTAATGTTTCCACCAACTGAACCAGTCACCCAAGACTTCATCTTTCTGTCCTCGCCATTTGCAGCTCTGTAACGTACGTGTAAGAATGGTCTCTTTAAGTTTTTACCTAAAGTTCCGTCATACACAGTAGATACACCAGCAGGAACAATAACACCTTTAACTAAACCAGCAGCAGAGCTACCTCTAGTAGACTTGTCATTTAAGTATTTCCAGTCAGTTTTGTAGAAGTCATAAGAACCTCTTCTGAAACCGTTGAAACCTAAATTTAAAGCCATGTTAGCGTCGTTTTCAAATACCCCGTAAGAAGCACTTGCACCTGAAACCATAGCACCAGTTTGAATACCACCAATTTGTCCTAGCATATCGTCAAATCCTAAAGCAGCAGTTCTGTTTAAGAAAAGCATGTTTTCTTCAATAGCACCTTGCTTATCAAACTCTTTTAAGATGTTGTCAAATCTAGTTAAATTAGCAGCAGATGTATTTGAACTAATTATAGCTTCAGAAATATTACCTCTACTTTCAATAGCAGAAAATAATCCTTCAGTACCCTCGATAGTACCACCATTAGCAAACGTTGGATACACTGGGCCAGTTCCTGGAGCAGAACCAGTAAATACAGTTATATCTGCTTTTTTAGCTTCAATCATAGCCATTTCAGTGTAATCAGCAAAACGTGCTCTAGTATCACCTTCAGCTTTTAAGTACCAGTAGTAACCGTTTTGTCCTTCTTCACCAGTAACTTCAACCCATCCAATTTGCGTAACATCAGATCCAGCTACTTCGTAGTAGTCCTTCATGATGATTGGCTTGTTAGTAAATGTTTTGAATTTAGGTGCGTTAGCAACTGTTCTACCTTCACTAGCTTTAGTAAACTCAGAACCAAATACAAATAGTTTTACTGATTTAGCTGTTGTAGTATCAGCAATAGCAAGCCCAGTATTTGCACCGGCACCAACTTCTGCTAAATCTTGTCTATCATATGGTAATAAAGTTACGTCATCATTATCAACTGCAGAAACATAAGCTCTAATTTCAGCATCAGCATCACTAACTAATACCATATCACCAACTCTAACACCATGATCTACAGTAGATGCATTAATAGCATTTCCATCGATGTCGTGTGTTATAGTCATTTTTGTAACGTTAGCAGTAGTAGTTGTAATACCTTGGTAAGCTAAGTGTAATCTACCTTGCTCAGACCAAATAACTTGGTCAGAAGACATAGCTTCTTCAGCTCCTACTTGTGATAGGAAACCAGAAATTGTTCTATTACCAAAAACTTCAGCTTCCGCTTCCATTAAATCTGGTAAATATTGTTGTGCCCAACCTTTAGTAGCTTCTGACGTAAAGTCTATATAGTTGCTTCCTAAAGTTTGTTTTGATGGGGCTGGCACAGTGTTCAGTAAGCCCCCTGGAGTTAAACTCATAATTTTGTTATTTTTAAATTAATATTTATTTACTTTCTTTTTTTAAAACCGTAAGAAGATGTTGAATCGTCAATTACTCTGAACTTAGGTCCGCTAGTATTATTGTTAGCAGGCATAGACTCTCTAGGATCCATGTTGATATTTTTTGATTTAGCAACACTATCTTTTAAAGCATCCGCCTTACCTTGTTCATAGAAGTGATTAGCAATAGCGTCTGAATTCATTGCTGTAAACAGAGACTTATGATAACCCATTGCATCCGACATCATATTATTTTTATCTAAAAACTTTTTAGTAAAATTATTTAAGTCACTTTGAGTTTTCTTAACCTCATCACTATTTTTAACATTAACTCTATATCTCTTGTCTCCAACCTTGTATTCAAAACCTTTGAATTTATCGTTGAAAACTTGATTAGTTTTGTTAACAAACGTAGTGGTTTGGCTATCAGCTACTTTTCTACTTTCTTCTTCCTGTTTGTTGTACCTATTAAAGAAGTCCAGAGCTTTTTGAGCTTCAGGTGTTAACCTTGACCCAGCTTTGATTTCTTCATAGTATTTAGACTTTTGCCCGTCTAAGTGGCTTTTAGCACGAGCTACTTGCTCTTTTAGTGCTATCTTTTTTCTTTTAATATCTTTTTCCTCATCTATTTCTTCGTCGTAAGAAAACTCTTCGTTTATTAAAAAATCAACTTCGTCTTGATTTAAATGAGATTTTGTATTTTTGTAGTACTCTCGTAGTAAAGCTTTGTCTTCATAACCTGTAAAATCTTGATTAAGCTTTACATAGTCTTCTAGTGTACCACCAGTTTCTTCCATAAACTCTACAACTTTTTGTATGTTTTCCGGTAGAGATTTACCAGTCTCTTTAGCTTCTATTATTTCTTCAGCTATTTCTTCTGTTTTTTCTTTAACCTCTTCTTCAGTAACTTCTTCTATTGCTGGTGCTTCTTGTGCTTTAACTTCCGGCTGTACTTCTTCTTGTTTTTCTGTGGTGTCGGCATTATCAAGCTCTGTAACCACTCCCTCGTCGACAGGGTTATTTTCTTTAACTTCATCTTGCTTTGGTTCTGTTGGTTTTTTTAAATCTACCTTAGTTGTATCTCCTTCAGGATTAGATTTAATTTTTTTCATTTTTTTCTTTACTTTTAATTTTCCAACTGTATTATCTACAACTGGTCCTTCATTTTTTTCTTCCATAATATAATATAATAGTTAATAATTTTTTACATAGTGTCCATCATGTTAAGCGCACCTCCTATATTATCATTACCTGTAGACTCAAAGTTTTTAGGTGCTTTACCATTATTTCTTTGATCTATTAGCTCTGATTGTTGTGACGCTTGTATTTTTGTACGATCGTCTTTTCGGTTTTCTTTAACATCATCTCTTTTGCTAGCAGAGTCAACCTCTAATTGCTTTAGTTGCATGTTTAAGTCAAACTCCATTTGCATCAATTCTTTTTTAGCATTCATTTCTTCTTGTAGTTGCTGTATTTTTAATTGAGCTCTAGTTTGTTCTAGTTGTAATTCACCTTCAAGTTTTTGTTGATTAGCTTGCATGTCTGATTGTGATTTAGCTTGTGCAGCCTGTTGGTTTGTCTGTGACTGTTTTTCCATGTTTTGTTGTTGCATTTGCTGGTCTTTCTCCATCTTCTTTTTTCTACGCAACTTTAACAATTGATTAGCAAGCTTTAAACTTTTTATTTCTCTAATGTCAATAGCGTCTTCTAACTCTATTAAACCTTTTTGCAAAGCCATTTGTATATTGTTTTCAAGCATTTGTTTTTCCTCCTCATCTGGTTGCAACTCTATATGTATACCAAAATCATATAAGTGTAAATCTTTTAATTCTTTTAATGTAGCAACGTTGTGAGCTCCAATTTGCTGTACAAAAGCGTCTGCAGTTGGTGAATACTCTAGTATGTCAGAAACTCTGAGCACTAAAGCTTTAGCAACTTCTGAAGTTAAAAACAAACCAGCTTGTAATATATGTCTTGTTGCAGTGTTAGAATTAGCAGCAGCCATTTTTTGAATACCAACTAAAGCATTTTTATCAGGTGAGCTACCATCTCTAGCTTCATTTAAACCAGTAGCATCTCTAATCATTTGCATGTAATAGTTATATGTCTGTATTAAACTTTGCATTTTACCACCACCATTACCACTTGCTATTTCTTGTATTGGCACTTTGCCTGGGTTCATATCACCTTCACTTGTAAATGATCTACCAATAACAGATCCTGTTTGAAAGAACATGTTTAAGGCTTCTTGTGGGTTATAGTTTGTACCATTACCTAAGTCTATTTCAGCAAGACCATCAGCGTCTAAATATA